GTATGCTTCACGATGTCTGTACTTACCTTGGCCAATATAGCCAGACACTTTAATCTTCTGAAAGCTACTCATGCTCATCTCCATCATCTGGGGATATGACTTGAAGTCTAACGATATCATACTCTCTGAATGTATCATTAACGTCTTTGATGCTGTCAGCATGTACATACAACTCTACATCAAAGTCTAAACCGACAGTCTGTCCTGACAAGTCAATTCTGTATCTATTCATGCTCACCCCCATTGCCTCTGCCAAGGCCACCGAAATACTGCGGCCTGTGCTTGGCTGTTTCAAATACACCTAGTGTGATGAACACACCAGCAATCAGCAGGGCATGGGCAAATACGCTGATACCAAATACCATGATACTTCCCATCCACATGCTGAAGATAATGCACCACATCCATGCCAGCATTTGCATAAGTAGATGTCGCACACTCATGTCGGTTATGTAGGACAGGGGATTGTACCTGCTGTCCATGATTAGTCTGTATGTGTTAAGCATCATCATCAATCTCCTCTGTCAATGTCCAACTATGGCGGCAGTTAGTCACCCAGTTATCGCCAATCCAATCGCACTCGTAGACATCAACCCACACTTTGCCATCCACAAAGTGCATACACAGGTCAAACATTCTGTCGCTGTCCTCAAACTGGATGCCATCGTAGTGCATCTCCTCATATTCCTCACCAGCATACACAGAATCATCTGTATAACGTCCTGTCTTTCGGTCTACATCTTTAGGTAGCCAGTTGGCTATCCAATCAGGGTATGCCTCTGTCTTGTAATAATCTATCAACTGACTTTTTTCATGGTCAGATAGCACAAGGTCAAAGCCACTATAGTAGTTATCACTCATCGTCTGTCTCCTCAATTTCAAAGTAAAAGAAAATACGGCACTCGTCACCCATATCTTTAGCAAGAAACCAACCTGATGGGTCACCGTTTTCCTTTGCGGGGCAAGTTTCCATCCATTCCCAAAACTCTTCTCTAGTCATAGCCTGCTTCCTTTATTTCAAATACCATACATTTACGCTGGTAATCAAGCAACTTGGACACACTGTTCCATATGTGTCCGGCAGGTGGCTTTCCTACACGTTCCCAATGCGCCTTCTCATCTACCTCATTGTATGTGAGAAGGATGTCAAGTGCCTCAAACTCTGTCTTGGTCATCGGCTTGGGTTTATATTTGTATATACTCATTTTACAAGCTCCTCTGGCAGATATGCTCTCAATACGTATTCAGGGATGTAGTCAAGCAGTATTTCCACTGCTGTCAAGTCACCATTTGATATATCAGTCTGTATCTGTTGCATCACAAGGTCAATCATGGCGACATCCTTGTGGTGAAAAGGTCTGTTGTTGAACAACTCTTTCATGTCAATCTCCTGTTGTGTGTGTTCATGTAGTACTCTTGCACATTACGCTTGTGTTGTCTACACCTGTTGCGATTGCGCTTCCAGTCAGGTTGCCTGTCCTTTAGTTTAGGCTTAACCCTTATCTTCTGGAATACTTCTGTCTCTTTGTAGTTCATGTGTGTTGTCCTTCTTCCTGTTGTACGAACCCTTGCCCTTCTTGGGTGCTACCGCCTGTGACCTGCGCCTATTGATTGCCATAGCTTTAGCCACAGGATTAGGCTTTTTACGCATTTTTTAATTCACCTGCAACAAGTATCCATCCACCAATAAAACAAGCACCACTACCAAACAATACAATGCCCATTGCTGGTGCGCCTGTCTCTAGCAGTGTGAGAAAAGCAAACAATCCACACACTGCACCTACTAATATCATCCAGATATAGCCAATCATGTTAAACATTTTCATACTCCATACACTCCTTTTGTCACGCCGTGACATAATGTTTAGAACCTGCACCATGCGCCATAATCACAATGGATTTGGCATTGATAGTGTTGCCACTACACAACTTGCACTTGTCGCAGGTGGTACGATTGCCAGCCTCATTGGATGCGGGGCAAAGTATCTCTTTACCCTGCACAATATCATGAGCATTGGCAGTGACACGGAAGGTACGCTCACCCCTAGCCCATGCCTCTTGTGCTTCATCAAGAGTGTCAGCACTCCGCATGGTAAGGTCAGGGCGATAGTCAGCACTGTCAATATTAGCCTGATGGCTGTACCCCGTATGCCCATTGGCATTGGTCAAGAGAGACTCCCAGATATAACTAGGAACAGCCGCAGGGTCACCATAAGTTCCAAGCCTGACAAGGGTATCAGCACCAATGCTGGCGATAGCGTCATGGCCTGTGATGCGTTTGTAATTGCCCTTCTTGTACGCCTTGTACACGGACAGCACCATTAGCAACATGACATAGCATGAACGCTTCTTAGCCCCACCAGAATTGCCAGTATGAGGGATGCCACGATGGATACAATCCCCACAGATACTGTAATCCTCGCCTGTACGACTAGCCGTGATGGGGTCAATGTCGGTACGAATGATGATGGTTTGCAACATATCACCAGTCTTGACATTGCTAGACTTTGGGATAGCGATAACCGCAATGGGTTTGTTGTCAATTAGGGATGGGCCTTCATAGATGATATACATAATACACCTCGCTGTGTTTGTGGTTTAAGTGACACCACACCATGCAGTGTCACTTTAGATTTTGTCACGCCGTGACATTTAGGCAACCTCATTAACTACTTTACGGCGACCACGCTTTCCACTAGCCAATTCTTTGAGGTTGCAAATTTCAATGGTTTCAAATTGCACGTCAAGTTTTAGACGCTTACGGTTTTTAATTTTACGCAAATGTTTACGTAATTCAATTAATTGAATACCCATAATTGCGCTGGCGGTATCCATAATACGTCCACCCGTTTCCTTTTTAGTTTGTCGGGCATAGTGTCTGGCATGACGATACAGTGCCGTTTTAGACAAGTGTTCACCTGTCACCTGTTTGTACAGGCCTGAAGTGCTATCATACAAGGCTTGAGTACGTTCAGTAAGGCACTGACCAGTTAAACCTGTAGATTGTTTCCAATAATCTAAGCTGTGTTGCATGGCTTTATCTCCTTAGGTTAATTGCCATTGTTTATACAAGATACCATACCTTGTATTTGTTGTCAATGTGACCACCCTATTTTGTCACGCCGTGACATTTTAGATGGACACCACATCGGCTTTATGCCGAATCTTACGAATACGGGACATGACACGATTTGCCCGTGTTACAAACTGTTGCTGATGCCACTTGTCAAGCATTTCGGGCAAGTTCATAGCACCTGTATTATAGACGGCATACAACCGCAGGTCATTGACACGCTGTTCATCAGGGGCAAAGTCCCATCTTGATTTAAGACCATTCGCCACTGGAACAGGACGACCATTTTCAAATGTTGGTTTAGGCATAGGTTTGTTTCCTTTCTGTTTTGTCACGCCGTGACATTTTGTATCCATATAATCGCTCTTTGATTATGTATATATAATAGCAAAAAAATTACTATTTGTCAAGGTCTTACGCCCCAATATCCCCATGACACACCTACCCATGACCGTAATTTTGTCACGCCGTGACATTTTGTATGCCGCACCATAACCCCATAACCCCATAACCCCATGACTCCATGTCATGACCGTATGACCGTAGATGAAAAAAAATTTTGGCATAAAAAGAACCCCGCAAAAGTGCGGGGCTAAGTGTTGCGTAAGGTTTTTATTTTTGTTTATGCAGTTTTTTTGCGGGTATCGGCGGGCAAGTTTTCAATTTCAGAATCTTTCAGAGATTCCATCATCTCAAAAATATCCTTTCCAGTATCTTTGAAACACTGGCGCGATACCATCAAAAGATAATCATAGGCTGAAATGGCGGTTTCTGATTCCGTGGACTCTGATTCAGAATCGCTTGATTCTGATTCGCTTGGTGATGAAATGCCTTTTAGATATTTATCAGCCAAGAAACGGAAATTTTCAATATTGCCGTGATTCTCTTTAGTATCGGAAATGATATTTTCTATATCTGATACTGGCAAGAAATGAATTGAATTTTTGCCAAGTTTACGAAGTGCTGACAATTCGTTTCTCAATGCGCGTACTTGTTTCCCGTCCTTGCCATAAAAGAAATCATAACCGCAATCAGACAAGGCTTTCTTGTATGCGTCCATTTTCTTTGATTCGGTATTGTCTTTGATTTCTTCTGCGTATGCCACAGCATGAATGGCATCCTGTAGAATTGCCGCGCTTGCCGCCATGTTCTTGCTGATATTTTTTGCAAATGCATTATCCGCATTCACAAATGGCTTAGCAAAATTAGCGAAATAATCCGCGCCAAAATTGTTTTCAGGCTTGTCATTAATCATCATGGTTTTTTCGTTGGTCATTGTAAAACCCTCATAGGTTGGTGGTTGCTGGCGTTATTGCCATGACTAATAATCTCAAATTTCAAGACATATTGCAAGCGATTATTGTATTGCCATTTCATTTTGTCACGGCGTGACATTTTTTATGGGGGTATGGTCTGGAATAAATGCACCCGGGTAGATATTGCGATTATGTTTCAAATATCGTTACCATTGCCCGCGCCTCTATAGCGTAAACTGATAGCATATCAGTTGACTTAATCCATATATGGTATTGCATGGCATTTAAAAGAACATATGGCGCAACATATAGTTTTGATTGCTGAAACGCTATTCATATGACCGTAATTTTGGGCAAATGCTATGGGCGGGCAGGGGCCACACCCCGTAGCGTAGTATATATATACACAGAAATACACAGATTAGGTAAATTTAGTGTTAACCACAGTAGTAACTGACATGTACATGTATGCCTATTAATTGTGCATTGCCTATTTTTTAGGCACATTGGGCGAATAACATAGGCATGTGATAGACATATTGTCGCACAAGTAAGTTTTTGGGGTTGACATGCCCTATAGAATCTGATACAATTATAGTAATTAGTATATAATCACTTAAATGTTCATTTAGATGTCTTTAATCTTTCTTATAAAAACATTTAAATGAACATTATAAATGGTTTTTAAAGTTAGATGATACTAAATTTTCTTGTTAAAGTCACTTTAAGTGATATTACTCGTGTATTTTCGTAAATGTTTATTTAGGTCTTGACAATGGCAAAGAAATCTGTAAAACTATATACAGACAATGTACTAGAAGCATTTTATGATGCTATCCGTACTAATTCATTAGACCGTCTTCATATTCCTCACAGTGATGTTTTCTACGTGCGTCAAGCATTAGAGATAAAGTTTGCTCCACGTAAGTTCTCGTTAAAGGAAACAGAGGACTACATGAGACTGGAAGGTTGGAGTGATGTTTGAAGCGTTTATATTAGTGTGCAGTTTACTGCCCAACGCACAGCCACCCTGCGTAGAGTTGCAGGATATGCGTGGTCCACACAATACAATAGAACAGTGTGATGCTCGTATTGAGGAAATGTTACCAGAGTTACCAAAAATGTTTTCTCCACCCTACACAGTGGCAAAAAGATGTGATAATAAGATAGGTATCTAGCATGGCTGTGCCTGAAAGAGTTAAAAATAAGATGAAAGAAGAGGGGCTGTCTGGTGTTAATAAACCAAAGCGTACTCCAAAGCATCCTAAAAAGTCACATGCTGTTATGGCAAAAGAAGGTGACACATATAAGTTTATTCGCTTTGGTCAACAGGGCGTTAAAGGTGCTGGTAAAAATCCTACCACAGCGAAGGATAAGGCACGTAAAAAGTCGTATTATGCTAGGCATGATGCACAAGGTAAACCGACCAGTAAGTTGAGTGCAAAGTACTGGTCACATAAAGTAAAATGGTAGGATAAAACTATGGCAGAAAAACTTACAAACTCACAAGAACTTGCTCTTCGCAGGATTATGACAAATGCACCAAAAAAAGGAAAGCCAAAACGCGACATGATTGCGGATGCTTTGAAATCAGGCATGTCAGAAAGCAAGATTATGCGCAATTTACGTATTGCAGCAGGTCAATCGGGTAGAACATTTACTGAACGCATGGTAAATGCGGCGATAGACGAAGCTAAAGGTGGTTTCAGCATTACAAAAAATCCAATTTTAAGGTACATGGATAAGAACACGCCGGGCGATGCAATTATGCAGCTAGTAGAAAAAGCAAAGGGGCCAAGGCTAAAACAAAAAACCAAAGCAAAATCAAAGAGTGGGTCACAGTCTACTGTAACTCAAGGTCGAGCATCGTCTAGCACAGCAGCTACTCGTGCTAATAAGAAAAAAGATTCGACTTTATCGGTAGCACCTAAAAAGAAATCTCCTCAATCTAAGAGAAAAGAAACTAAGTCTTGGAAAGATTACTCTAGTATTGCTGCAGCTAAAAAAGATGGCTCTTTGTATTATAACAAAAACGGTAAGAGGATGGCTGCTGTACTTAAAGAGGATTTGAAAGGCATGTCTCTTCGGGAATACATGAACAAGAAGACAGGCAAGACACCTAAGAAAGGTAATAAATAATGGCTGACATGAGTAAAAAAACTGATGCTGAACTTGAAGAGATTCTTAACAAAGATAGCGGTGAGGATGCAAAAACTGCTCGTGCTGCTTACAAAGAACTCACCAAGCGTAAAGGTGACTTGGGCTTTACCGTAACAATGATTTTAGGTGGTCGCCGCGAAGAAAATCCTGATGCCCCACCAAGAAAACCACGAAAGAAAATTCGTGAGATGCAAGAAAAGAAAGATAAGAAGACTAAAATGATGGTAGGTGGCATGGCTAATGGTAAAAAGCATATGTATGCTGCTGGTGGTATGGTTAAGGATAATGCAGGTCTACGTGCCTTGAAGGCTAGTGGACCAAAGGGCATGGAAGCCTACAATAAGATTACTGGTAAGTAATGGTTACTAGAGTCCCAAAGAAACCTGCGGCAAAAAAGCGTAACTATAAAAAAGAACACGCTTACGATTCTCAACCGCATGTAAAAAAGAAACGTGCTAATCGTAACTTGGCACGTAGACGTGCCATGAAAGTAGGAATGGTAAGAAAAGGTGATGGCAAAGATGTGCATCACGTAAACGGAAATGCATTAGATAAAAACGGACCCACTCGTGTAGTGTCATCTTCCAAAAACCGTTCATATGCTAGAACTAAAACAGCACGTAAGAAAAACCCCACTGCATAGAAGGTAGTTATGAAAAATAGTAATTTAAAAAAGCTAAAGAGTGTAGCGGGTAAACTGAAGAAGGCTTCAAATGCTCATGCTAAACAATCCAAAGTTTTGTCTGGGGTAATTAAAAATGTCAAACCCAAGAGTGCCAAGAAAAAAAGGCCAACCCGCTAGAAGTAAAAAACATAGTGACCTTTACACGGATGAGAATCCTAAAGGCACTATTAAGGGATTGAAATTTACCACCGTAAAAGATGCAGAGGAATCTGTACGAAAAATAAAGGCATCTAGCAGAAGTCACAACCATAAAACACAAGCTGCGATAGCCATGGAGCAACGTGCTAGAGTTGCTAAAAAAATAGCAGCAGCTAATGTATACAGACGTTTTATAGAATCACAGAAGAAGAAAACACGTGCATCCAGTAGAAGCTGACATTCGCAAATGGTCACACGAGTTTTTGGAAGTGCCAAACGAAAAACTCAATGGACTGCCACCCTGCCCTTATGCTAAACAGGCTTGGCTAGAGAATCAAGTTAAGTTTAGTATTAATACCGGGCTAGATGGACTAGTCGATTGTGTACAGACATTTGAGTCCCACGATTATGATATAGTTCTGTGGGCTTCAGAAGAATTGCCAGACATGAATTACCTAGACGGTTTTTGTGATGGCATGAACGAGGCATTATCTATTGCTGGCATTGATATGCACTTGATGGTGTTTCATCCAGACTATGACGCAGCAGATGCAGGTCTGGGTTTTTTAGATGACGATGTAACTGATGAAAATTTAGTCTATTGCATGGTCTTTGTGCAGAGGTTATCACTACTTGATGATGCTTCTGTAAGTTTAGAGAAGTCAGGATACTATAAATATTTTCCTGACGAAGTTTATCAAAGCCTAGTTATAGACAGAAGGAGACTCCGACATGGCAATGGGTAAAGCAAAAATGGCAAAGAAAAAAATGATGCGCGGCGGTGGCATGGCTAAGAAAAAGATGAAGGGCGGTGGCATGGCTAAAATGACTAAGAAAAAAATGATGCGTGGCGGCATGGCCAAGAAAAAGAAGTAGGTATGCTTTATGTTTCATCCTCAGAATTACATGGACAAGGTGTTTTTACCTGCGAAGATATTTCTGCAGGGCAAACTATTGAACTTTGTCTTTATCTTGTCGCAGATGAAAACGACTTTACGGAATCGTGTGTCCTGCATGATTATGTATTTGAACACCCTGAGGATGAAACTGCATACATTATTGTATTGGGGCTTGGCATGGTATACAACCATTCCAGTAATCCTAATGCAGAATGGGAAATCTTTGAAGAAGACGGTGACTACATACGTTTCTTTGCGTTGCAGGATATACCAGAAGGAACTGAAATCTTACATGACTATGGCTACAATTACTGGTCAAGCCGTGAAAAAGAATTTAGTCATTAAGCTATCATATAGTTTTTTACACATAGGTAAGCCCTTTACCTATATTGGCAATTGGTTCTGGCACAAACACAAACAAATATTAGACTGGAATAAGTAATGCCTTTACGTAACGGTGCTTCTAAATTTATAACACATGCAACATCTCTGACTGGAACATCGGATACAGATTGTTATGTAGTGCCAAAAAACTTTTCTTCTCATGTAGAACATTTAATGATTGCAAACAATGATTCAAGCAATCGTAATTATACACTGAAGTATTATGAGAAGTCAACAAATACAACACATACTCTTGTGTCAACTCATGCAGTAAACGGTTCATCTATTGAGTCTGTATTCACTGTAGACAAACCTTTATTTCTTCATGCGGAAGATAAAATTATAGTTGCCGCAGCCACAGGAAATACTCTTACTGTTGTTGTTGCAGCAGAAGAGTTATTTGACCCCGCACATTCATAGGAGATAGGAGATGAAGCGTGTCTCTAAAAAACCCCCAGCAAGGAAAAAAACCTCACCGACTACAGCGAAAAAGAAATCGACTAGAACGGTTGGCCTTGCGAAAGGCGGTGCGCCAAAGAGCAAATCAAGAGTTAACGAAGCTGGCAACTACACTAAGCCGGGAATGAGGAAGCAACAGTTTAATCGCATTAAAGCTGGTAGCAAAGGTGGCGCACCCGGTCAATGGTCGGCTCGTAAAGCCCAGATGCTTGCAGCAGCTTATAAGAAAGCTGGCGGCGGTTACAAGTGATTCACGCTTTTCTCCTGTTTGTTTTTATTGGAATAGGGGAAGATAAAAAATTAGTAAGCAACGATTTGTATTTCAAAGATTTGAATGATTGTCTTTGGTATGCACAAAAATTGCACAAGCAAGGAAGTAAAATAACATCCTATTGTTTACCAAAAAGTATTGATTCAGGCACAGTGAGAGTATACTAATGGACCCGATTACCGCAATGGCAACAGCCTCTGCCGCTTTTAAAGCACTTAAAAGTGGTTTTATGGTAGGGCGTGACATTGAGCAGATGGCAGGAGATTTGTCACGCTGGATGGGTGCCTTGTCAGATTTGGAGCAAGCAGAGAAAGAGGCTAAAAACCCACCCATATTTAAAAAGATGTTTGCTGGAAAAACTGTAGAACAGGAAGCATTAGAAGTTTTTACTGCTAAAAGAAAAGCGCAAGAACAGCGGGATGAATTAAAATCTTGGATTAGCCTAACACTTGGTCCTAAAGCATGGCAAGACTTGGTTGCTACGGAAGGTAAAATACGTAAGCAGCGGCAGGAAACAATTTACAAACAGCGTGAGAAGCGGCGTAAGTTTACTGAAATAATCAGTTTAAGTATACTGGCATGTATTGGTGCGTTGCTTTTATATTTCTTTGTAATGTTCTTAAAGGGGCTTGACGCACGAGCAAGCGAGACTATACCAGACTATGTAAACTGTCGTTTGGTTGGTTGCGAAACCATAGATGATTCCAGAGTCTGTGTATACAGAGGTCCAAATAATACGCAAGAAGTAGTATACATAGATACTAGCGGATGGTTTCCCCAAGAGTTAATGTGCAAATATGAACCCAATAAAGCAAAACCACCAACAATACGAGACACCCTAGACGCTATAAAGAAAGCAATGGAATAATGGCACTTGCAAAATCTCAAAAAAGTCTTAAATCTTGGACAAAACAAAAGTGGCGAACTAAAAGCGGAAAGCCATCATCTAAAACAGGAGAACGATATCTCCCTGAAAAAGCAATAAAGTCTTTAACAAGTGCAGAATATGCTGCTACAACTAAAGCAAAAAGAGAAGGTACAAAAGCAGGAAAGCAGTTTGTAAAGCAGCCTAAAAAAATTGCAAAGAAAACTGCTAGATTTAGACGAGGAACGTGATGTTAAATTTATTGATTGGCCCTGTTGCAGAACTTGCCGGAACATGGCTAAAAGGTCATGTAGAAAAGGGCAAGGCTAAAACGGAAGCTGAAGTTGCAAAAAAGAAAGCAGAAGCCATTGTATATGAACGTAAAGCAAATGCTGAAATTGATTGGGATTTGGAAGCCATTAAAGGTAGTGCATCCTCGTGGAAGGATGAATGGCTTGTAATTCTATTTAGTGTCCCACTTATCCTTGCATTCATTCCGGGTATGGAAGGTATTGTTGAGCAGGGATTTGCACAGCTTGAAGCAATGCCAGATTGGTATCAATATTCTCTTGGTGTTATTGTTGCTGCATCTTTCGGTGTTCGTTCTGCCACAAAGTTCTTTGGTAAGAAATAATGAGTTGGTTTAAGTCTCTCATAGAGTATAATCTAATTGCACGTATAACCATGCTTGCATCAGTTATAATGTCTTGGCGTTGTGCCGAATGGTACATGTCTTTGCCTGACCCTACAACCCAACAGTCTGCATTTGTGTCTGTTATCATGGGTGTTATGACGGGTGTGTTTGGTATATGGATGGGTCAGGAATCTAAAAAATGAAGTATGATAGAGAAAAATTAATCCAAAAGTTAATTGAACACGAAGGATTGGAACTAAAACCTTATAAAGATACTTTAGGAATCCTGACAATTGGCATTGGAAGAAACCTAGAAGACCGTGGTATTTCGGAAGATGAAGCGGTATATCTAGCAAAGAATGACGTACAGATTGTTGAAAAGGAACTGTTAGCAGCGCAACCTTGCGTGGACACACTCGACTCTGTGCGTCAGCTTGTACTTATAGACATGGCATTTAATATGGGTGTACCACGTCTGCTTAAATTTAAAAATATGTGGGCTGCTATACAAGAAAATAAATTTGACATTGCAGCAAAAGAAATGCTTGACAGCAGGTGGGCAACTCAGGTAAAATCACGTAGTGTCAAACTTGCAAACATGATGCATAAAGGCGAGTAAATGGCTAGGCAATTAAATGAGAGACAGCAAAAGTTTCTTGATGTCCTTTTTGAAGAGGCAGGTGGTGATGTAGTTGCCGCTAAAAAACTTGCTGGCTATTCAGAAAACACACCTACTACATCTATTGTACGTGGTTTAAAGGAAGAAATCCTTGAAGCCACGCAGATGTATATGGCCCGTAATGCGCCAAAGGCTGCTATGGCTATGGTGGGTGGATTGTATGACCCAACTGAACTTGGTATCCGTGATAAGATGTCAGCAGCTAAAGAACTGCTTGACCGAACAGGTCTGATTAAAACAGAGAAGGTGCAAGTAGAGGCAGCAGGTGGTGTTATGTTAATGCCAGCAAAAGCACCGATAGAAGATAATGACTAGAAGCATAGGCAAGTGGAAGCTACCACAGCCAACAGACATCAAAGAAGAAAACGAATGGGTACAGATTCCTCGTATTGCTAGGACTGTACCCTTTGGTTACAAGCAAAACAAAGACGACCCCGATATTCTTGACCCCATTCCAGCTGAATTGGATTTGCTTGAAAAGGCTAGGGCATACACAAATCAATATAGCTATCGTGAGGTAGCCAATTGGCTTAGTACAAATAGCGGCAGATATATATCGCATGTAGGATTAAGAAAGCGGTTACAATATGAGCGACAGCGTAAGAACCAAGCTAAAAGCCTCCGCAAGTGGGCAGAATATGCGCAAACGGCAATCGCCAAAGCGCAAGCCCTTGAAGAAGAAAGAACAGGCGCAAAAACTAACGGGTGAGGTTAAAGAGGTAGAGTACGAAACACAGGCGGTAGAAGAACACGCTAATGTGCTTTTTAAACCTAACCCCGGACCACAGACAGAGTTTCTTGCCGCATCTGAACGTGAAGTTTTATATGGCGGTAGTGCAGGGGGCGGTAAGTCATATGCTATGCTTGCTGACCCATTACGTTACATGGGACATCCACAGTTCAGTGGATTGTTGCTAAGACATACAACAGAAGAACTGCGAGAACTTATTTTTAAATCGCAGGAGTTGTACCCAAAAATCTGGCCCGGTATTAAGTGGTCAGAAAGAAAGATGCAGTGG